ACTAAACCAGTCGTCGTCTTCAATTTTCTTTATTTCTCCATCAAAAAGCTCTTTTCGGATGTCTATATTGGTCAGTTCTTTAAAATAGCTTTGTTTTGTTAGCCAAGAAAATAGGACTAAACACATAACCAGATCGTCGGTATGGCCTTCATCTGCAGCAAAAGTGTTATATTTTGCCACAAACGACAGCAATTCATTTATAGTTTCTTCATCTTCAATTAGCAATTTATCTTGTTCTACCAAACTTTTTAAGATAGAACAACCCAATTTTTTAACAGTTACAGTAGTCCGTACGCCAAATAAAGACTCTCCCTTTCCAAATCCACCATTTAAAACCATTCCAGAACGTCCTTTATTCATGCTCATTAGGATATTATCGTACTCTAGATCGTAATGTAAAATATCAGCTACCTGTCCACCTATGTCGTTTACCTCAATCAGTACATACGCATTATTGTATTTTTTTCCAAATGCAGAAATTATGGTAGGTAACAACATGGGAGACACTATATTGTTTCTGTATTTTGCTACCACACGATACGGTGCTTCAGTAATATCAAACATTACAGCCGCACTGTAATCGTTTCCCTGCCCTCTAGACGTGTCTACAGTCATAACGTACACACGGCCTTCTTTGGGTTCTTCATAGACTGTAAGACCTTCTTTAGTTCTATACTGAGGAGCTTTAGAAGACAACACGTGAAGTTTGGCAGAAGATATCAGAGTATTAGACGAACCTATAAAGTCACAGTCGTATTCACTTTGAAATTTGTGTTCTCCACCAGCTCCACCACCTAGTTGTTTGATTGTTCTCTGTTTCCATTTATGATCTCGTAACGGACCACCTGGATACAAAGGAACTTGGCTCCACTGTACTTCTATAGGAACGTATTCGTTCTTACCGTCTTGTCCTGGTTTTTTATTTGCTCCCTGCCACAAGTTATAATACATGTTTAAACCGTTTGGTGTGGACACAATAATAACTTTAGTAGTTTGACCGGAAGTAATTGTAGGATAAACGGAGCTAAAGAACTCGTCCGCAACATTTGGTGGAACGTGTGCAAACTCGTCCAAGAATATAACGTTAAACGAACCACCACGAACAGCAGAAGCGGATGTAGCAGAAGCCATAACACGAGAACCATTTTCTAGTTGAATAGACGTTTTGTTCCATTCTACTACGCCGTGTTGTAACCATTTAGGAAGATACTCGTACGCTTCTTTTAAGCGTTTCATAATTTCCATTGCAGTTTTTAGTTTGTTAGCAAGAATGGCTATATTTACGTTTTGATTAAAAATTAGATAATGAACCATCCAAGCAACAGTAGTTGTTGTTTTTCCTGTCTGTCTAGGCAGTTTTGCTATAACATACCTGTTGTTTTGAATGGTATTTACAATATTTTCTTGATAATCGTACAGTTCAAACGGCTCAAGACCCTTATCTAGAGTAACAATTTTAATATATTTTTTAATAAAATACACAGGATCATTAGAGCATTTTATGTACTCTTCTACCTGTTCCTTTGTAAATTCTATAGGTGTACCAATCTCTTTGAGATTAGGATTACCCAGATATCCTGATTTTTTTTTATAGCCCATTGGTATTATCTAAAAAGGTTTGGCTCTCAAGAGCTTTTGTTCTGCTTCGATCTTTGTTAATTAAGTCTTGTAGTTCGCTAGTAGAACCAACATATATGGAATTGTTGGTTGTATTTTTTACATTCACGGTTTCTTTCTTTACTGCTTTTGCTCGTTGATGAAGTTCAAGCAGATCTTTGTTCATATCAGCCACAGTTTTTAACAACTGTGATACCACTTCGTATGCACGTGGAGAATCGCCAGCTTTAGCTACTTTAAGAATTTCTTCTATTGCATCAGTACCGTTTTGAATTAGTAGTTTAATATTATCTTTAGCGTATTCAAAGTCGGTGTCTAAATTTTTCTGTGGTTTTGCTTCTTCTGTTTTTATAATTTCTTTTGGTTCAAATTCAATTCCCAATGATTTAGAAATAATATCATCCATTATTAACTCCCATCTATATCAAATGTAAATCCTTCGGATCCGTGGGTACCAAACACATCGATAGAACGAATAATTGCTGGCCCAGTTTTTACTGGTCCAAAGATGTAAGATTTAGCCATAAATTGATATGTGCTTATTATCATTCTACGTGAACTAAAATCGCCTTCATATTCTTGAGTGAATACGGTTTTGTTTATAACTATAGGAACATCTACTTTTCTGTGTACGTTTGTAATATTTAAAGATACAACAAATTCTGGACTAAAATACGGAAGTATTTGTTCCATTATTTCTAAGTTTTCGTCTATATTTCTGGTATACACGTATAGATTAAATATAAAATTATACGGAACTTCCATTTTAGAGCTATAGGTAACCCCACCAGTTGTGCCTATGGCATCAAACATTTTATTCATTTTTCTAGTAGGATCGTAAAGAATGTCCGTCATCTCAAACGCCATTTGAGGCACGTCAATCTGTATACGAGTCCTGTTGTCACTAATAGAGCTAGCTTGTGTTAAACGTTTGATATACTTTTCTTTGGGTGCGTATGTAAGAGGAACTCTTATATTTTCTGTAGATCCGTCTTGTTTTAATCTACCAATGTAGATGCTGTTAAAAACAGTACCAAAAGCAATTACTAGCTTTCGTATAGCATCATTTTTATAGTAGTAATTAAACATTAATAGTTTCCTTCAGAGAACGGATCAGTTTCAGTAAAATCAATAATATTGTTATCTAGTGCGTCTATAGTTTCATTTTCACCAATATCGTTCATATTATCTGCTTCTACAGAATCAATATCGCTATTACCTGTTTGCATTTCTTCATTGCTATAAGAGAACAGTTCACATACTAGTTTATATGAATATAATTTTCCGTGTTGATAAAAAGGATTTTCATGTTCTACAAAATTTATTTCAAAAAGAGCTCTAGCTAAAGGAAAAAATACCAGATCACCTTCACGTGGTCTTGTTATATTTGGAAATCGTGTTTGTATTTCTTGTATAAAACGTTTTTTAGAAAGAGTTAGATTAACGTTATCACGAACCTCAATACCAAATTTTGTTGCTACATCGCCCTGACCCTCAAATCCAGAAACAGAGTCAATATACATTTCTAAAGGAACACCATTTTTAAAATAAGAACCTTTTTGTTCGCCGTATAATTCGTCTTGAGATACAGCACTTCTAGGTATATACACCATATCACGACCCATTGTTTTTATGATCTCTATCGTGAGATCTTCGGTTAGGTCTTGTTCACCGGAATAGTCTTTAAAATACGGATTTGTTGGCATATTAACCTGTCATAAAATCTACTGGATATTCGTAGGCAGACAGCATTTCTGCTTCAATTTGTGCTATCTCCGCCACAGCTTCTGCAAATATCTGACCCCCTCGCATAACCACACCACCAGGAAGAGCAACACCATCAAACTTAGACATGTTATTTCCCCACTGTCGCTTTATAAGAGCTGTAAGATATCGTTTTAGGTAACGATCGTTATAGATTTCTGTATATTTTTCAGGATTAAGAGCAGCATATGCCCAGATACAAATCCAATCTCCAGCCTTTGTTTCTTGATCCCAGTTCATATCCAAATACAGTCTATTAGTCACTTTACTGTAACGTACAGCTTTTTCTGGTTGGAATAGATCTTGTATAAGTTGAATATATCGTTTAGTTGCATCGTACGATGCTAGACCCATGGAGTACACACCACTAAGATTTCTGTTAATACCAAAATAATCGGTTAATGCAAGTTGATACCTAACATCAAACATATTGATGTTGGTAAACTGACCAAATTGCATAACTTTAACTATAGATACTATTTCTTTACCGGTAGGTCCGTCTATCTCGTTTGGAGACAGTATATCTTCGGTATTAATATATCTGTTTGTTATATTTTGTTGTGTTAATTGGTATTTAAAAAATACCTTTTCAACACCATCAAAATGACGTTCTGTAAAGTATTGTAAAGCTTCGTCTAGACGGTCTTCGGCTTGCTGCCAATCTACGTTTATTTCTATAACGGGGGCACCAAGGTGTCTAAAACAATAGTTAATTAAATCTGCTCGGGATTGTATGTTGGCCATTAATAGTATTTATGGCCAAATAGTTTTTAATTATTGGTTTGTTTCCGGTTCTTGGGGAGCAGGTGGCTGTTCTTTTTCTGGAAGAGAAACCTGAATCTTATCCACTTCTTTATAATCTATATTTTCAATATAGTATCGTCTAGAAATTGGAGGAACCGCTTCTTGAGGAGAACTGGCCTCGTAATTAGAAAAACCAGGCATTTTTAGCGGGCATTGTAGTTTAGGATAGTCTAATTTACTGTATTCTTCACCTTCTGACATAAGCCAAGTATGAGGCTTATCTCCACACCCGCATCCACCACAAAAATGCTTTCCGGGAGTATTACTATTTCTTAGATATTCACATGGCGGTAGAATACCACCAGAATTGTTATTACCAAAGCAACTAAGAACTCGTAGTTGCTTTGTTGGTCTGTTTATTTTTGTATTATTTATTCCTCTAGACGCTATAGCAGTAGCAAAACTTTGAACCATTCCTAGTCCCTTACCTAATTTTTGTTTGATGGTTTCAGGATCTACAACTTCTCTACGAGAAAATTCAACAGGCTTTTCTTCATTATTCATAGTATTTTCTGCCATTTCTGGTTGTACTGGAGTTGGAGGACTGTGAATATGTGAGTAATTTAATCGTGGAGGATGACCAATGTTTGTATCATTTACATTTACTGGTCCGGTATTAGTAACAGTTGGACCTCCATTATTTTTTGCTCTACAACCACAGCCTTTTTTTTGTTCCATAATAAAAAACTCCTAAATTATATATCAGCTACCAAGATAAATTCTTCTAAACAATCTAACATTACACACAAGATTATCTTGAGGCATTAATATAACCTTTCCGTACTGTAATGGATTTGCTGTTTGAACATAAGCAAAATATTTATTTCCGATTGTTTGTAAAGAACCAATAGAGTCTACACTATAATGGGTTGAAGTCAAATAATATTCTGGTTTTAAGTTTGTATAACCATTGGCACTAAATGTACTTGG